GTGCTCTTAAACGCTCGTCCCAGGCAGCCAGCCTGTTCCATAGCACGGTACCCAATTATTCGCATAGCCCCTTACGGGACCACGCACGCTGACGTCGGCTTCACAGCCGGCGAGACGTGCGAGGATGCGAATGTCAGGCCCGAAGTGGGCGTCGAGACTGAAAGATCGCCGGATTGCGCGCTTCACGCGCCAGCACGGCATTTCAGTCTTAACGCGTCCGCTCGGGGTCTGAACTTGGATAGACCGTATTATGGGCCTGATGCTTGGATCATAGATAGCTAGGTCAGCATAGTCCTCATGAAGGCTACTGCTGGTATGGCACATGTCCCAGTCGCCTGACCTACATAGAGACCAATCCCGAGGGAGTTGATCTATGCAGTAATGCCAGGCTGCTGATAACATACGCAGGGTGGGATCCCACCTGCGTAGGCCATTCGCTATCATAACCCAATGCTGTGGTTCGCTTGGCAACTCTTTGAGAAAATGGGCCCTCACGGGTTCTCCATTAAAGAAGTCGCCTCCACAGCTCTCACGGAAAGGACCATCACAGAAAGTCTTTCGCGCGTTTGGCGTAAAGCCAAAAAACCGCAGGGCCGCAATCATAGCTTTTGCGTGCTCAGTTTCGATAATGATATCGTCACCAAACACGGTGCTACAACGCGACCCCAGGGTCCGCGCCAGAGTGCCGAAGAGAAGCGTTTCGAGAGGGAAAGTGAAGCCATTCCCCATCGAACTAAACTTCTCCAAACGAACCGTAGCCTTTCCTGGCAGGTTCGTGTGGCGGGCTCTGCATGAGTCCAGGGCAGCGTACCAGTCGACCGGCAGCAAGAGGCGCACAAGGCGCGTTGCTATCGTGTCGCTAGCGCTGCTGAGATCAATCGTTGCGAACGTCCCAGTGCGTGAAGCGATGGCTAAAAGCCATCGATGATACTCTGGGGTGCGGCGCAAGTTGACCCGGTAATGTCGCTCGTAATTTTGTTCGATTTGTTTGCCAAAAGCAAGCTGCTGTAAAACAGCTATGCTCGCCTCCACACAGCAACCTCGGTGCTCCTCAGCATCCTTGGGAACCGTGAAGAAGCGGTTGGCTCGAACTAAATCCCACGGCCTGTGGGCAAAGGGCGTGCCGGCGAGGTTTAACCTCGCCGTGCCCTCTGCGTGAGCGTACATGGTCGGCTTAGACGAAAGCTTATCAGGTATTGTAACTCTGACATCTGGATCGGATAGCGTGCTACCGCGCGAAAAGCGCGGGTTCACCATCTCAGGCAAACGACCGATCGCCTTACCCACTTCGCGGCGCCAGCGCACGATGAACTCCATCACTGGTGTCTCGTGCGCCAACAAGGCGCCGTTTTCGTAGGGGGCGAGTCTGTCGTTAGTTGCTTTGCACTGGGCCTCCGCGGCCCAAAACTTAGCGATTGCTGCCTGAGTGCAAGTAGCGTCATTACCAGGAAGCGCGAGCTTTCTGACAATGTCCGTCACCATCGCATCCTTGCGGTATACGGTGGCGTTCTGATACGTACTTGCGGGTGGTAAGCGTTGCTTTTGAAGCAAGGCCCACTCACCACGGACTAGGAGGGTCTCATACCTCCGGGCCCGCGATGACCCGATACCGCGGAAAACTTTCCGCAATAGTGTCTGAACTTGGTCCATACGAACTCCTGCTGTTGTAGATCCGACTTAACTAACCCGAAAAGTCACGTCGCCGGATAGGCGTCGTGAAGCATCTCCTGAACGAGCGCGTCCTTCATGATGTTAGTCACGAAGGCCGTCACGTCGTTTTTGCGAGATTCGGGGAAGTCGTCGGGAATCGACATGGTCACGTTCGCCTCAGCTGCAGATCCAACGGCCGTGAGGCCTGTCACAGCGTCCGTGTAGGACGATGGGACGCGGAGCTTAAGCGTTAGCTTGCGTGATTTGTTGGCGGTTTTAGCCGCCACAGCGGTGAAGCTCGGAAAGACTGACGAAATCAGACCCTCCTTCAGTGCCCACATGGCCATGCCGCCGTCACCGGCGGCAGGGTTGATGAGCGTGAACGTCTTCGCTACTGGGGTTGATTCCCCGTTATCGACAGTAATGTCTTGCGCTTGTGGCATTTTGTACCTATTTTGTAAAGGATGAAATAAACCCTGCAACTTTCCGAAATTTCTGTACGGCTAGACTCGCTGCGATAGCGGCTAGCTGCCAGTTAACCTCGGGCAGTTTTAGGATTAGCGGAGGGCGGGCTAGGCCGTTCAAGTACCTATATTTCGACTTAACGCGATACATGGCTTTACCATATAACTCGTTACGCCGCGGGTCACCATTACGTGCCCCAGGTGCCGAAACGACGGTATACCCGTATGGTAGGCTATAAGTGATGCTTGAGCTCGGAAAGGTTAGGCCAGCGAAATCGGTAATCGAATTCACCAACTGCCCCGTATTTACGAACATATTCACCACAAACGACCAAGGGACTAGGTCCCATCCTACGGCGGCTCCATTGAGGAGCCCCGCACGTTCGGTCAACCAGAGATTTGGGTTAGTAATCTCCACGGTTGCCGATCTTGCCACTCTCAGATATCCATAACCAGTCCAGTATGTCTGCGCATAGCCTGGGTCGCCCCAGGTTTCTCGCAAATCAACGGGAGCCGAAGCCCTCGCTGTGACACGTTGGACCTGTGGTTGGTCGTGGATCACCGTCGTAGCCGCTGCATGGATATCCTGTATCAGAGGTTGCCACCCGAATATTACTTCAAGGTGGGCCCCTGCCAGGCGTTTAGCAAGTCTCTCGTACTGACCACGGCGCGCCGTCCGTTGCAATTCTTGGATAGACCTTGACATGGTGTCAAGGCCCCACCCAATTTGCCGGTAACGCGTCGTTATCATTTCTTGAGACTGCCTCCAGGATGCAAGTGTTACACCCAGGGCTGCAGAGCCCTTATAAAGTTTACCGCGAAGCCTTGCGTAAGTCTGCGCCTCCAAACGACGTGTAGCGCTCGG